TCTTGATTGGCTGAGTCACAAAGGTGACTGAATACAGCAGCATGGCAACAATGAACACAAGCACAAGTGTGACCATGACCACCACAAATGCCCAGACCCTGACCTCGATTGCGTCAGGGGATAGGTAGTCTTTATTTGTTTTCAGCGGGTTGTTGTCCAACTTGCTTCTCCAAAATGGGGGCAACTAGGTACTCTGGGCATTGTTGGCTGAACAAACAAGCTGGCTTCTGACAATCCGGCTTGTAGAAGTTCTTGGGATTCTGACAGGGATAACGATACCTATCCTCGCATCCAGCAAGGATCAGGATAGTTGCAATCAGCAAGAATCTCATTTGACTAGACCAACAATCCTCTCAGCAATCGGAGCGGCCAACTCATCTGGCAGCTTTGGCAACAAGTCCAACAACCATAGCGCACCGCACCCATAGCAAAACAGTTTGAACCACTTGGCAAAGCCGTCCTGAATTTCCTTGCACCACCACTTGCTCATCGCCTTGGAAATGCAGAAAGCATTGAGTCAACTACACCGAGAATTATTAAGAACAATGCCATCACCACAATTCCAAATGCAATGATGATCTTGTTCATCGCCCACAAACGGTAGCAGCAGAACAAAAGGTAATTGCTTCATACGCCGCCCATGCCAAGAAGATGCCAGCCACAATCGCTATGCCAACGCCGAGGATGATCTCGTTGAGTTCCTGTTCTCGCCGCTTGCGCCTTGCCTCGGCAATCGCATCTTGCTTTGCTCCCTCGACATCAGCAGCGTTCATCTCTGCCACCCGCTTCATGATGTTCTGCCAGATGTCCATGTTATTACTTGCAAAGAATAGTCCTTGCAGTTCGCGCTCAAAGTCGGCTTGTGCTTTGATGGCAAGTTCTAGTTCAATAGCCTTGCCCATGTTGGAGCCACCTTTTCGCTTTGCTTCCCTGACTGCTTTGGTGGCTGTGGCCTTGGCATCAAAATACTTTCCAATCATCGGCCCCAGACTGGCAACATCGTCCACAGTCTTGCTTGCCTTCTTTATGAGGGCAACTGCCGACTGAACTGCGGCTAGGGCTGAGACAGGATCGATCATATTCCGATAACCTTCTTGACGAACATTGCCGCCACACCAGGGCCAAGAAACACCGCAGCAATGGTGATGTATAGCAGTATCTCAATGCGACTCATGCGCTTGCTGCCATCATCGAGTCGCTTCTCAATTGCCTCATAGCGTTTGGCACAAACCGCTTCATGCACAGAGAACTTTGTGTCTAAAGATTCTTCAGACATTTCTAATACTTTCCCTCAGCAAAGACATTGATAAACACCGTGCCATCCTCTAGCGCCTCAATCTCATGCCACTCCGCTGCTCTCAAGTTGATGGGTTGCGTGGTTTTGTCGATCACTTTCTCAATGCCCTCTTTACGAATAACACACGATCCAGACGCACAGTAGGTGGCGTGGGCATAGGAATGTTCATGCCGTGGCAGTCCCTCACCCTTGTTGGCGTGGTAGATATTCAACTGCGCCCCATCGTAGGTAAAGGCGTGGCGTGGTGCTACGGTGTTCACAGTTCTGTTGTTCCTGTGGTAGCGGGTTGCTCTTGACCCGGCACTGGTTCTGGCATTGGAGGAACAGGCTGAAAACTTTGATTGGTAGGATCAAAATAATAATAATCTGGTTTTACATCATCAGCACATTCCATCCAAAATAATGGTGGTGCAATTGGAAATGGCTGATCAGCTACATCAACAACTCGCTGCCCCGATTGAACAGGATCAACATAAGTGTAAGTTACTATTTCATCTGGAGATATTAACGCTTGTTTCATTTTTGCTCCTATTTCTTAATACATAATAACTATGCCACCACCACCGCCGCCGCCACCACCGGGTCTATTTGTACCGGCGCCTCCGCCACCAGACCCTCCTCTCGGAGTACCACCAGCGCCACCAGCGCCACTAAGACCACCACCATTACTTCCATTCCCTGTATATGAGGGCATTGCGGTTTTGCCACCTTGAGAATTTCCACCACCACCGGGACCAGAAAACCCCGGAGCACCCTGACCACCATATCCTGGAGCTACATATTTTACAGTGCCTGCTACTGCTGCTAAAAAAGTAGCATATTCTTGTCTTTGATTGTATTGACTAGATGAAAAATTAACAGAAATTGAAGTCAAAGTGCAGCCAGCACCAGCAGATACTGTGCCCGCAGATATTCCACTAATATTTCCAACACCACCACCAGTTGCAGTTACATAGCTTCCAAATGAGGTTGTCCCGCCACTTGTTCCATTTTGTGATGTACCGGAGCAACCATTTCCTCCGCTGCCAATGGTTACAGTAATATTGCTTCCCGGCGTAAGACCTGTAATAAACCCAGAACCAATACCACCGATAGCACCATCAGTCCATCCTGAGTCACATCCAATAGACCAATATGGTCCACCACCGCCGCCAGCACCAATAATTGTAAATGCTACTTTTGTTACACCAGCAGGCACAGTCCAAGTCGCATTATTAGCAAACCCTACTATATTTGACCAACCGCCACCAGCAGGACTTACCCAACTCGGCGCAGACGATCCATTACTTTGCAAGACCTGACCAGATGTGCCATTTGAGACAAATGCGGTTGTCCCTGTTCCGCTTTGATAGTGCAAGTTACCAGCAGCACCGCCAGCGAGGTTGGTTGCAGTTGTGGCTGATGTTGCACTGGTTGCGGTAGTTGCTGTGGTTGCATTACCACTCAAACTGGCAGTAATCGTTCCAGCAGAGAAATTACCAGAAGCATCGCGGGCCACCACTTTAGATGCGGTGTTTGCAGAGGTTGCATCAACAGCAAGGGTTCCGCTTGTAGTAATAGTGCCACCAGTTAGATAAGATCCTCCCGTAACACTAGTGACTGTTCCTGTATTGCTTGTGTATCCGTTTGGATTGCTTGCAGCATAAGCACCAAGATTAGTGAGTGCTGTGGCAGCATCAGACGCCCCTGTACCACCATTTGCAATTGTTAAATCAGTACCAGACCAATCTGCATTGTTGATACTACTTGCGGTAGCAAGTGAACCAAGGCCAAGATTTGTCCTGGCTGATGTCGTGCTTGCAACATCTGACAGGTTGTTGGCAACTAATAATGCACCAGACAGTGAAGCATAAGCAGCAACCCAGACTGATCCTTCATACACTTTCATCACATTGCTTGTTGTATTGAAATACAACGCGCCTGCAACAAGTGCATTGCCATCATTGTCTAAAGTTGGGTCAGATGTTTTCTGTCCTAAATATCTATCATCAAAACTATCAAGAGCAGCAAGAGCAGAATCTGCTGCCGATTGGGCATTGGTTGCTGATGTTGCTGCACTAGTCGCAGATGATGCAGCATTTGTAGCCGATGTTGCTGCATTACTTGCTTGAGTTGAGGCAGTTGATGCAGATGACGCCGCATTACTTGCAGATGTTGATGCACTAGATGCACTAGATGCTGCATTGCTTGCTTGCGTGGATGCGGTACTTGCTGATGATGATGCACTAGATGCGCTTGAGGCTGCATTGGTTTCTGATGTTGCCGCATTGCTTGCGCTTGTGTTTGCGGCATTTTTGTAGGTAAGCGCATTGCTTTCGCTAGTAGCGGCATTGCTTGCGCTAGTGCTGGCAGATGATGCTGAAGATGCTGCACTAGCAGCATTGGATGCAGCATTCTGAATAGCAGTAATGTTTGTTGCATTTGTATTTACAGCACTAATGTTTGTTGCTACTGTATTTACATTGGTAATACTGTTGCCAACACTGTTTACATTTGTAATGTTGACGGCCACCGTGTTTATCTCAGACACCGGCTCATTCAGATCATCAGCAACAGTGTTCACATTTGCAATTGATCCAGCCACAGTGGTCACATTGCCGGACACTCCAGCGACTGTGTTGACATTGCTAATGTTGGTTGCAACAGTGTTTACATTTGAGATGCTACCGGCAACCGTGTTGATGTTGGCAGATTGATTTGCAACCGTCTCAACAGATGCAATTGATGGGCCTGCTTCTGGGTTTCCAGATGTTGCATTAAAGGCAAGCACAGTACCTTTTCTGGTTGCCTTCACAGGCAATGTCATGTTGACATCTGTTGGGTCAGTGACCGGCGCCTTGAGGCCGCGGTCTGCCTTCTCATCAATCTGCTGGGCAAAGATAACCAGACTGTCAAACTCATCATTCAAGGTATTGGCAAACAGGTCACCACCAGTCACAAAGTCTGTGGTGCGCTCGATGGCCCTGGCGCCAACCAGGGTGATGTTGTCAGACCCTGTTGCTGCGCTTACTAGGGTCACAGACCCGGTGCCATTGGCGTTGATGGTGACCGAGTAATCTGTGGTCAGTGTCAGCAGTGTGGTGTTCTTGTACACCTCAATGTCGGTGTTAGCCAGCACCTCGAAGCTGAATGAATACGGGCCGACACCGGCACTGCCGGTATAGACCACTCGCCTGGTTACATCTGATATTGGGTATGCCATGTTAGTTTCCTTGCTTACCGTTTATATTTACCTTCATCCTTTTGCGCTTCCTTAACATCTTTGATTGCGTCTGCTAAGTCACGATCTTCCAAAAGCAATTTCTCTTTTGCAATGCTGTAGGCATTTGTTATTTCTGATTCAATGACTGTTTGTGCGCCGCCAAAATCAACTAACGCCATTCTCTTTACGCCAGGAGATGTTCCGGTTCTGACAACGGCCTGCTCAAGTAATCCATTATTGGTGGCCAACTCAATCCATCTGTTGTACTGGGTTGCCGACAGGGCTACTCCATCAATCTTCTTGTCGGGTATGTACTGTGGTATGCCGTACTCAACAAGGATGGCATGGGCCGGGGACATCTTGCCGTCAGAGTATTTGAATGGATTGAACATCTCATACAGATTACCCTTGCCCACCGATCTAGCAATGCCAGTTATGGTATCCAAATCTCTTGGCAAGCTGTCGCTAGTAAGTGGGTTGCGCGATTTGTAGTAATTCACTGCCTCCCAGAATCCGCGCATGGCGCCCTCTGTGATCTCATGTCTAGCATCCATTGCGCTAGGCATGACATTGGATACCGTTGGGTCTACTATTCTTTCAATAGCAGCAACCATTGATTGATGCACTCCAATGGGTGACCCGCCGATCAAGAAGGTTCCAATTTGTTTGCTAGATTTCTCCATAATGTTGTACAGCCGGCCTGGCGCATCCTTTGCTTTGCTAGTGAATGCAGACATCAACTCGCTAAAGCCGCGCAGCATCGGTTGGTCTGCCAAGTATTCGTATAGACCAAGTGTGCCGCCAACCATCATTTTGTCCAGGTCACCCATCTTGCCCTTCATCTGGGCGTATTCGGACATAGTGCCGCCAATCGCCAACAGGCTAGACAGTGGTTCAAGCGCAGCATAAGAAATATAATACTTGTCTGGCCCGGCAGACACATTGGTGATTTTCCGATATTGCTCAATCATTGCCGGATCAACATCAGACTTATTGAAAACGAAACTGAATGGTTGCCACCCAGTTTCTTCCAATGCCTTGCGATCTTCTTTTCGCATTGGCCCATAACCAGTAAGGCCGCCAGATAGACTGGTGCCTGAAACCGCATAGATGAGGCCGCTACCCAAAGATACCCTGGCAAGTGCCATGTCCCTGCGAATGCCGCCCTCATTAAAATCTGCCCAGAATCTGGGGCTGAAAAAGTTCAACCCAGGAGTTCTGGACATTGCTTCCATTGCAATGTTTGTGGGTGTGCGGACAAACGGGAAAAAGATCTTGAGCAATGGGTTATTGCTTATCATCTTTTGCACTTCTTGTAGCGCAGGCTCAAGTTCTCTGGTGAAGGTTGCAGTTCTTGCCGCAGACTTGGCCGCACTATCAATGTCTGCCGGAGGATCTGTCAGGATGTCTGACATCAATTTCCTGGCGTGGATTTCGGCATCTGCTGGGTTAATGCCCTTGCTTATTAAATCATCATAGACTTTATTTGTTTCCCTGGTGGCCAAGGCATTCAACTCCATCCTGTAGCTGACGGCCTTGAAGAATTCATCTTCAGCCATCAAGGCCCTGCCGGGGAGCGTGACAAATTTGCCGTAATACTGCAGGCCATTAGACAATGACTTCCCAATCAATGAGTCGCCCATGTCGATATCAAATGGATCCCGTCCAGCCCTAGCCGATTCTATTTTTGTGAAAGCATCTGTCGGTTCATTTTTTACAAATGCTTTCCAGGCTATTGATCCACCTTCTCGGAAACCTTGAAGCATCCCAATTGCTTGGGCTTGAACCTCGTTCAACTGAATCGCCTTCTCGCCACCAAACATGGCATTCCTGGCAGTACCAATTCCAGCCGCAGTCAATCTTTCAAGCACCTGCCAGGCCGGGAATACCAGGTTTCCGGCTATGTTTTTCATATGGGAAATAGGGGCCGCCAACATCCCATTGATCCATGTGCTAAACCAAACATCTTTGAGCGTACCGCCAATGGTTTTCTCTGCCAGGGCCGCCCTGCCACTGCGCGAATCTAGCGCTGTGTATTTGTTGGCCAGATCAAAGACTGACTCAATACCACCGGACTCGTTCAATATAGATTCCAGCAGTGCGCCACGCTCGGTGCTTGCTTCTCTTGCCATGCGGAAGATACCAAGAGTCCTTGCAATATCTGCTTGCCTACCGCGACTGGCCTTGAGCAACACACCTTCTACTGCAATTGCCTGCCGAAATGCGGCAGCCAGTTCAGGTGTCAGATTTCCAGCGGCCTTTGCGGCCTTTACCTGCTCACCAAGATCAAAGGCCCTCTTGCTAGTGTCAGCAATAGTAAGAAGCATTTTGTATGCTTCTTTGGGATCTGCTATGGTTTTGACCATAGGGTCAATGATCCTGGCCACAAAAGCCTCGTCATATCCCTCATCTGCGGCTTTTGCTGCAATATCTTTATGAGATACCCGTTGTAGGTCATCGGCACCATAGGCCCGGCCTGTGGCCTCAATATGCTGCTTGAGTTCTGCCTCGCCAACAATGTTGTCCAGGCTTGTTACCGTCTCCGGCACACCGGCCTGCTTCTCTTTCCATGACGGTGATGGTTTCCCGGTTGATGGCATGGCAGGAGCGGCCTGCAGGATTTGCTCGGCCTTCTGCTCTGTCGCCTCTTTGATTACCGTATACGGCCCAACCTTTTCAACCGTTTTGGCCTTATCAATCAGCGGCACCTCGGTACGCTTTGGAGCCGCCCTTAGAATTTGTCTGATAATTTCCGATGGAGCGCCAGCAACCTGTTGAGGCTCAAAGGTTTGCTGATCAGACTGAAGGTCAGGCGAACTGTCTGGGGTGGCCTGTTGCCACGCATTTGGATCGGCACCCATTGGGCTTACCTGATCCTGTTGGATCATGCTATCCAATCTAGTGTCAAGCGGTTGAATAGCCATTATTCAGCACTCCCGCTTGACGCACCGCCACTTACTGCGGCTTTTGACTTTCTTGTTTTTGCTTCTTTACGGAGCCGGTCAGATACAGATCTTGAAAAGTCTTGCCCGACTCCTGCGCCGCTATCTGGTTGCGGAGCATTTGCACCAGAGGGCTGGACTCCCCCTTGCGCTCGATCAGCCTGTCCAGATGTTCTTGCAAGGTACTTGTCATAGTCACTCCTAAAGAAGACTTTTGTATCGTAATGCATAACACGCGCATCAGACACATTGCCCTCCTTCATTATATCTTCAACAATGTCATCAAACAAATCTTCTTTTTGTTTCATGATTGCCGCCCGGTTGGCCGCGTTGTAGCCATCATCAAATTCCGGGATGTACTGGAATCGGATGCCGTTTAGCCCGGCGGTATCTGCCCCTCCAGCGCCGGCCTGGACATTGACTTTGTCGCCAAAACGCATATCGGTGACATATGTAAACCCGTCCACCCCGTATTCCCGCAGCTTGGCAGTGACTTGCTCCATCTGCTGTGGGGTAATCTTCTGCTTGAAATAGATCTCCACTCCTGGCCGAGCATTGGGACTGCTTGAGTCGCGCAGCACCTTGCTGATGAACACGGCGTCCTGGTCATAGTGTTTGCCCTGTTCAACCAGGCGCCTTTCCAGTGGAGCCGGATTAAAGTTCTGCTTGGCCACAAACTCGGCATTCAGTGCGCGTTCTGTCTGGGCCATGAATGACCCGTAAGTGTTCGCCAGGTTATAGCCAACAACCGAGGGATCATTGCGTACAACATCATCGAACTCGGCCGCCAGTTCTGCCTGGGCATAGTTGCTCATGGGCTTGTTGGGCCTCTCACCGGACACGCCTAATGTGTAGCGGTCAACATCCGCTTTCATGCCTTCAAGGGTCTGCTGCTTGGTGATGCGTCCCGCATCAAATGCAGACTTGGCAGTGGCAACTCGATCAGCGTACTGCTCATCGGTTTCTGTCTTCCTTCTGCCAGGCATCTTGAATCCCTGGTTGATCTCTCGGCGCAAGCCGCGCACCGCTTCAGAATCTGCGGCGCCGGCCAGCGACATCTCATAGTCCAAACTGCCACCTTCTCCGGCCTTGCTTGTCCAGCCATTCTTTGTCCAGTTTTCCTTCTCAATAAACCAGGCGACAGCTTGCAGATCGTCTGGCCCAAGATCTCCAATGGTAGGATCATATTGCTTAACAATATTGCTTGCATTGATCTCTTGCGCCGCCTCGCGGAAGACATCCTGACCAAATCCAAATTCGCTACCAACTTTGGGTTCGTATAGGGTTGATCCAACCAGATGTTTGCCTGCCACACCCTTCTCGGCTATAGGAGGTATGCGCGGCAGATCTGCCACCCTCCGCAACATCCTGGCTGCCCACACATCAATAGTGGCCTCATTGGTCAGGCCAATCAGGTTGCCGGTGAAGTTGGGCGTCTTCGGAGAATCGCCAGCTTTGACTGCTCGGAACATATCCAGCAGTGCGCCCATGGATGCCGGGCTGTTTGTGTTAAAGAGTTCGCCGCCAGCCTTGGTGATCAGCGGAAATTCACCGGCCTTGTGCATGGCCGTCAAAGTCTTGGCATCTACCGGCTCACCTGACTTAACGCGATTCTCATAAGCACGAATTTCGGCATCATATTCGCCGCGGGAAAATCTCCGCAAGATCTCTGTCGCATTGGCAAAATTCTGCTCAACATTGGTCTGTGCCGAAGTGGTTCCAAGTACATCGGCGAATACATCACCTATCCCACCAAACTCTGCGCGGAGTCTGTCGCGCATTGACCTATACCAACTAGCTTGCTTGATGATATCAATTGCAGCCTGGTCACCGGCCTTTGCTCGATCAACAACAGCAGTAACTTCCTCAGATATCCTGGCCGCCAGGGTAGATCTCCATGCATCTTCAGGAACACCCTCTGGTGGCAAATGGAAGTTGTACGGTATCTTTTGTGCTTCTGGCTCCAGTTCACCTTTAGCTAGTTTTTTAGGGTTGAATCCTTTGATCTCAATTGGCGTCCATCCCTCTTGTTCAGGGTAATTCAAATGGGTGTCTTGAATGATTTGAGTCGCCTCTTGTCTCATTGCCGGTTTTCTGCCGGCAGCATTGGTGACTGCACTGCGCTCGCCACGGGTCAACTCATAGACAGTTGCAGCATCACCCATGGATGGCCCCGGCTCCACAATCCTTGGCATCATCGGGGCCATGGTTTTCTCAATGCCTTGCTGGGCCATCTCTGCAGCTTTGGGGCCGAGGTACTCTGCGCCTTTGGCAATGCCTTTTGCTGTACCTATCGCGCCTGGGATCATGCCAAATGCAGCCCCACCAGCTTGCAATGCTGAAGTCCCATATTGACCCTGCTGAAATGACTGTACAGCCTCTTCACCAAGACGCAATGCTTCCTCTGTCTGAAGTGCAGTGCCAACAAATGGCACAAAGTCGGCAATGCCAATCCCAATGGGAAGATTGCTGCTGCCGCCACCCATAAAGGTCTGGGCATTTTGCCTGGCCTTGTATCGATCAACGCCAAGACTTTCAAGCCACATTTGCATTTTGTTTGCTAATGTTTCTCTAGTTGTCGGATCGTATGGTTTCATCTCTGCGCGTGGCGGCTCACCGGAATAGGCAGACTCAGGCAGGCCACGGGATCCAACCTCGGCAACCAAGATGTCTCCGGGTTGCTGGCCAGGCGCCATTACCGGCTCGACTGTCTCCTCCTGCGGAGCAATGTATGTAGATGCCAGGTAATCTAAAAAGCGATTCTCAATCATTATTTTTCGCCCTTAATTTCTCTGATCTGTCCTAGAATGCGCGCTCTAGTTGTTCTGTCTCTTATTCCTGCTCGTTGCAATTGTTCATCGGTATAGTCCTCTGAATACACCAATTTATTATTTTCCAAGGTGCGCCTCAATGCGGCCCTATATTCTTTCTGCATTGTTACATCTGATTGGCTAAGTCGTTTTTCGACTAGCACCTGCGCTCTTGCTATGGGATTGAATGCCTTCCCCTCTTGTTGTGCAGCGGCTTCTTCTAATAAAAGATCCCTTCTTACATCTGCCGCTCGTTTGCGTTCATCCTTGAATCCTGGCGTCAAAGGATCCGGCACACCCAATGCAGAATTTATGTATTGAGCCGCCTTCCCCATGTCTGTTTCACGGTTGCGAAGACTCTTTGACAATTCGTTCATTTGCTTCCAACTGATTTTCCCAGCCTTGGCATACTGTTCAAGATCTTCTTGCCCAATCTGATTTCGGAAAACCATCATTTCCAGTCTTCCAACGAATTCTGGAGATCCACCAACTTGCTCTGTGTGTAGTGTTTTTAACTCTTCTGGTGTGATCTGTCCCAATGCTTTTAAGCGCTTGATTAGTTCAGGTGCAGTGATTTGTTTGCGATAAAACATATCACGGGCCTCAATGCCAAGAACTTTGTTGGCATCATTTAATTGTGCTTTCTCAATGTTTCTTGCTTGTTCAATGTTGGCAAAATGTTTAAGCACTCCTTCTTGTATTTTTTCTTGATCTGCAGCCGGAAGGCTATTAAACAAAGATGTGTATTTGCCAACATTTTTTTTGTCAATTGCATCTAATGCTGCGGACGCTGAACTGTAAACAGTTCTGTCTTTAAGTGCAGACGCAACGGCCTTGATCTTGGCCTCACGAACAATGTTGTTTATTTCTGTAATGTGTTTGTTGTGTCCAACAATTTTGATTGCGTCATAGTACGGTTGTTTTTCAATTTCAATCAATTGGTCAATGTTTATTTCTTTTCCGGTAGTTGGATCTAGAGATCCAGCCTTAGAAACAATTGTCTCTATTAGTGGCCTGGAAGCAAGTACGCCTTCATCTAATGTGGTGTCATAAGATGCCATTTGTACTTTGACTGCCCGCTCTAATGCTTTGGCATGGATTGATGCGCCGGTTGTTGTCAAAGATGCGCGAAGTCTGACAGAGACTTCTGGATCTAGATTGCGAACAGTTGATGCATATCCATCAATCATGTCTTTCATGCCAGCCTGTACTGATGCCATATCAAGAGTGGCTCCAGCTTCGATTGCGGCGGCAATGCTTGCAAACTTCTTCTGGCCCTCAACTTGTAATTCATTAGCCAGCATGGTGGCTTGTGTCTTCAAATAGGATTCTTGGAAAATCCTGCCGCCGCCTTTTACTTGAACTGGTTGACCTTTACTTAATGCTGTGTCTACCTGCTCTTTAGTAATTGGATTTTCTACTGCATATCTGGCACCTGCCTTCTGTGCCTCGCTGGCCGCCTCGCCATAGAAGTAGTTGGCCATCTTGTCCAACTGCTGGCCAAGTACATTCCAGCCGGAAGCGGCCGCCTGCTGTGGCGCCGTGCTGATCTTTGGCAGATCGGCGTACTGGGCACCAGCGTATTCGTATGTGGGTAGGGTTGCCATGTTATGCCGTCATGCTTGGGATCTTGACGCCTTTGTATGCCGCACCGGCAAGCAGTCCCTTGCCAGCCCCGGTAAGCCACCCAGTCTCCTCGCTAGTGGCCGCCGCGTATCGCAAACTCTGAGACTGTGCCAGGCCACCAGACATGGCCAGTAGGGCATTCTCTTCCAGGATCTGCATCTCGTTGCCGGCACGGTATGCATTGGACTGGGCAACGGTCATGGGGCTGCCTGACAGGGGATCCACGCCACCGGCCACGGCCCTGGCAATTAGGGTTCCCCGCAGACGCTCCTGGCGCTCTAGCAGTTGGTAGGCCTGCCGGTTGTAGTTCAGGGCATTCTGCCGGCCCTGCAGTTCTGCCTGGCCTGCCTGCAGCCGGTAATAGTCGGCCTGTGCGCTGCCTTGGGCAAAACTGCTGAATGCGCTAATCGCATTGCCGGCAAGCTGCATATTGGCCGCAGTGAACAGGGTTGGCGTGGCGGCAGACAATGCAATGCCCTCCATAGCCAGACCTGTTGTTCCAACGGTGCCTGCCTCAATCAATGCCGCGCCTTCTACCGCCGAAATACTGGCCATGGTAGCCTCGGCCGCAAACATTGCTGTGATTGGATCCTGATATTTGGCAGACTTGGCAACACCAAATTTGCTAACTGGCCCTGAAAATGGATCGCCAACTGGAATTTCAGATGAAAATGCTTTGCATTGTGACCGGCTGATTTGTCTGCTAATTATCATCATGAACCTCCATACACGCTCAGTTTGTACTCCATCCCAAGCAGGTTCAGCTTCAGGGGCAGAGTCTGGGTAATCGCAATCTGGGCATCTCGGTCATAGCCACCAATGCCAGATATCTGTTTGGTGCCAGTAAACTCCGGCACATCATTGTCCAGTATGCCGCCAGTGTCCAGTGTCCTGATCGGCACCAGGTTGTCGTTGACCACAATGTGCTGGGTCTGATACAGGATTGCATTGACCTCAATGACGCGCTTGACAAAGCCGGTGCGAGGCCCGGCCTGGAACCGCGGCTCAATCGGCAAAGTCACAATGCTGACCGTGAATGGCAGGCCCACCTCATAGCTGGTGGTGCTTGCCCTGTCCATGGTGATTGAGCCACCACCGCTGACCACCTCATCTGACAGCACAGAGCCGTCTGCCTTGACATTCAGGGTCTTGCCAATGTGTGGCAGGCTCGAAATGGTGGTGGCCACGCCGCCAGTGAAGGCGCAGTCAGTGAACACAGTCTGGTCAAAGACCTCTACATAGTACTTGTCCACCGAGTTGAATGTGCGCTTGACCACCACATAGATGTCCTCAATGTCCACGCCAATGTCTTTGAACTGGCCATCTGTGGTCAATTTGCTGGGGGCCACCACATTCTGCTGTCGCAGGATAGAGTAGTTGGCAATGGTGCCATCCCCATTCAGCATAAACAGGGTATCGGTTTCCTCGGTACTGGTGGCCTTCCTAAGTGCCAACTCAGCCGGGCTATTGATCAGGTGGCTGGACAGCAGGCTGATGGACTGGCTCACATACGAAGCCGTTGTATCGCTGAACTGGAACTCGTTCAATGCCTTGCCCTGGCGCTGCACATACAGTGTGCCGGACTGCAGGATCTGCACCCGAATGCCTTCCCGGCTGCCATTGCGGGATATTGCCTTGACGAAGAAGTTGGTGGGGGTGATCGGATCGAGGCCTGACTGCGGAACATAGAACTCACCCCCGCTAGTGAAGACCTGCAGATCCCGGCCACTAATGATGTCAATAATCACATTCAGACTGTTGGTGTCCAGGGTGGCCTCGACAGCATCATCGTCATATGCCTGGTCAGGCATGAAGTCAAAGAATTGGGCAACCTTGCTGCCCCACACCGTGCTTGGCCTGCTCTTGCTGCCACCAAAGTACAGCCTGCCTTCATGGAAGGTGGCCGTTCTGGGCCAGCCTCTGCCGGAAGACCACACATCCTCGTACCCAGACTCCAGTTCCCAGTTGCCATTGGCAATGGCGGTGGTATCAAAAAATGGTATCTCGGTCACCGCACTGACCACTGTGGCACTTGTATACGCCACAATCCTGGCCCTGCCCTGTGGGTTGGCATTGATGTACTGGCCGACAGAACCGGCACTGAATACGCCAGAACTGGCCGTCAGTGTGACCTCGCCAGACTTTGCACTAGGTGTCAGGGTGCCTGCAGGATTGGACAGGGAAATGGTGAATGCATACTTTGGTACGCTGACAAACGATATGTTGCTGACTGTCCAGCTTGCGTCTGTGCCACCGCGCACAATCTTGATCGGGTTGATGTCCTTGTGAGTGATGATCAGGGTATCCGCGCTCTGAGTCCAGCACATGGTGGACAGGATAGAACTGGTTACCGCAGACACCGCCAGGTAAGGGTTTCCACTACCATTGATGTTTGTGATCAGCACCTTGTCCTTGAACACATACATCCGCTGGTTAGTGAAGATCAGCATATAGCTGTCATCAACCGAGAACTCAAATGGGACACACCGGGTACCATTCTGCGGGCTGGCCGCACTGGGCAACTCGTACAGGTATCTCAGGCCGCCCCGGCGCCTTACCCCACCCTGGGGCTGCACCACCACATTGGTAAGTGTCTCAGCCCCATTCTGGTATTGATTTAGATCAACCCTGGCTCGAAGCAAGGGATCCAATTCCCCGCTGCTGAAGTTGGTCTGGAACAGGACAAGCCGGGTCATTAGTACCTCACCGCAACCAGGCTGAAGTCTTCAAAGCTGGGGGTCACATTGCCCTGCCCATCAATGACCATGGCGGTGCGGAAAAACCCGCCCCGGTTGTTCTCGGCCGGCGCACCAACGGCCACGCCCTGCCAATACTGAGTCTTGGTCACCTGGTCTGTGATCGGGTCTGCCAGGTGCCATGCCATCATGTACTTCAGCAATTGGACAAAGTAGCTGGGCATCTCAGCCTCGGTGGGCAGGAACTGGTAGTCAATGACCACAGTCTCCTCATTGGTCAGCAATTTGTCGCCCTGGATTGTCCAGTCGGCAAATGTCCTGGCGCCTACCGCGGTGCTGTTGTAGGCCCGGCGAATCGTACCCAATCGGTCTGATGGGAGTTGGTATTCGTATCTGTACTGATTGACTGGCGTATTGATAGTCTGAGCCAGCGCAATCTTCTTGAATGTAAAACTCCAGGGGTATGCCTGGAGCGTGGCCTTCTTCAGATCTGGGTAGATCCGGTCACAGATGTTGGATGCATCGGTTCCCTCATTGAATGAGGTGATCGACTTGGCGCCCAGCATCAATAGTGCATCTGAGCAAACCTTGAGATCTGTATCACCGCTGGCCATTCGGTATTCTCCATGTAAGAAAGGCCAACCCCTAGTTAACTAAGAGTTGGCCCATTAGCTGACTACTTTTTAATCGCTGTCAGTTGCAGAGAGAGTGGTGCCATCAGCCACATCAACCACAGATCCTGTGTTAGACAGAACCTGGGTCAGGGTGCAAACAGCAGTAGAACCAGTGCTGGTCACACAGTAGATCAGATCGCCAACCTTGAGCGTTGCAGCCAAGGTGTCGAAATAACCCTGCGTATTGACAGTCGCAATGGTGTCAGTGGTTGAGTAAGCATAAATGCTGGGAGCATTTCCAGACTTGGAAGCACCAACAGTTGCCCATCCAGTTGCAGAAAAAGCCATGATGGTTACTCCTTATTCGCGGCAGGTGATAGCAACAACGCCACCGGCATCAATTGCAGTTGCGCCAGCAGAGAACATGGACGACACCAACCAAGAGGTCTTCTCAGGGATGTAGTTGATTTCACTGCGGATGCCCATGCCCTCGGCCATGCCAATAGCATTCTTGTGGTAAGCGTACACAACGCGATCCTGGCCAGAGCCGCCACCAGTCAGACCACCCTCGGAGCGGTCACCAATGGTGATGAACTTGAAGCCCAGGAAGGTGTCCAGTTCGCCCTGCACCAGTGCCTTCACGGTATTGAAGTCGCTGGAGGTTACCGAAGTCTCGGACAGCAGGTTGGACAGGTTGGAAGCGTGGATCAGAATGTAGCGGTCTTCCATCGGCACATTGCCTGCATTGAGCAGACGCTGTGCTTCACGCAGCTTGGCCACATTCATGTTGGTGTCAGTGCCACCAATATCGTTGCTCACAGTCAGGCTAGTGCTGGAAGCAGCAAGCGCATCAATAACAAGCTGGTCAGCACGGCGGCCAATGGCTTTAGAAACCACTTGCACCAGTTCTTGACGCTCGTCAAAGTTGACTTTGGCCTGGTTGAAGATGTCGCTGTATTCAGCAGCAATCCAGTCACTAAGGGTGACGGTAGCTTGCGAATAGGTGACATTCAGCGGAGTCACATCGGTTTGCGGGATGCGAACCTGGGCAACGCCAGAACCAATCTTGGGGAACTTATGAGTAGATGCCGTTACACCAGTACGCAACCGGACGGTGTTACGCAAGACCGCATCGGCTTGATAGGCTTGCTTAACCTCGGTATCGAACAGGGTGACAAAGGCATTCGAAATCGAAATAGCCATTTGTTTCTCCTAGAAACAGTTGATAAAAAAAGTATTTCGTCAACGGTTGTCCAGAATACTCTGGGCCTAGACTTGTGCCTTACAGCGCACCCCTGGGCTGATTACAGCCGTCATGGGCCTTGCGGTTGTCCATGCCCCATTATAGGCAAATTCAGGATGTGTCAAGTACTTTTTTTTAGACATAGGTTCCCCAAGGGTGGATAGCTTGGTATCCCGCCCCTCCCGAAGGGACTGATCTATAGTCCCACCCAGAGTACCCATGAGGCAGCTATTCATCCGACATTGGCTTGGTCTACCACCCGTGTACCAATGTCTACCCTAGTCCCTAGCTGACAGGCTAGTCGAGTTCCTGGGGGTGTACCAGTCCCGGTGTTTACTGGGTGCGGCCCATGCAGGCCCATTAGCTGACGCGCCCTGACGGCTGCCGTAGAAACAAAAAAACCACTTACTGCTGTATCTCGGTGGCAACCCGCTGGACTAGACATCCTTTGGGCGAGATACATGAGTAAGTGGTCTATCTTTGTTACTTGCCACAGCAACGCCAACATTATAAACACAAAAAAAAGCCAGGCACAAGTCCTGGCTTAACTAAGGGTTTACCCTTAGATGGAGAATAGCAACTGCCCCCTAACCATACATCTTTTCAAACAACTTCTCTACCTTAGCCCGGTAGGCCGGATTCTTCCGGTATTCTGGGTTTGCCACCATGGCGTCCAGTTCTTCCTTGCTCATAGACCCTTCAGGATCCTGTTTGAGCGTTTCAGTGGGTACCCTGCCCTCATAGGTCTCCCGCAGCTTTTGGAGCGCTTTAATGCCCTTGGCGGTGTCTCCCCACCGAGTGAACTCATTGAACTCATCCTGGCCCCAGATGCCCTTCTGAACCATGCCCCTGCCCCACCTGGCCATGTCAGTGACTATGGCCTTGGCATTGGGGCCAAGTGCTTCCAGTTCCTGTTGGACACTTTGCTTGGCCTCGGCCACGGTATTGACGCCTATCCCGGTCACCTCCTTGGCCAGTTCCTCAAAGGCGGTCTGGCTGATGCCGTACCTCTGCGCCCAGCCCACATAGCTTTTGACTACGGGGTCATCTTCCTTGAGTCCAAGGCTGCCAATGTCGTACTGGCCATTTTCTGGGGGCTTGTGGCCACCGGCTCTGAACTTCTTCTCCAGTTCAATGTAGGACTTGGATATGCCCTCTAGGTCTGGGGCTGCTTCTTCTTTCTTCCAGAATTTCTCTGGCCAGAAGTCAGGGCGCTCAAGCGGGGCATCATCCTGTTCTGTTCCTGCAACATGGTTGATTGATTGCTCTTGGCCCTCGGTTGTCTGCTCGGCAGGCGCTTCCTCATCGGCAGCAGTAGCCAGCAGGCCTGGGTTGTCATTTGCATCACTCATCTTTGTTTAGCCTTTCTGATACGGTTTTCAATATCGCGGACAACACTGTTCTGTCCCTCTCGGAACATTCCCATTGAACTGTCCGCGCCTGGTTGCCAGCACGGTTGCTCCAGATAAAACTGTCGCAGCCACGCCAACACTTTTTGACCCTCATCTGTGCCAAATGTCTTGGCCATCTGAAGGTTCAAATCGACTCCCTCTTGCCCAGGCTCAAAGGTAAAGGGGTCTTGTTCTAGGTCTTCCCATCCGCTCATGCCATGGCCCCTGCAGGCGCGGCTTCAGGCGCCGGCAATGCCTGCTGCTGTTGCTGTGCCATGGCCGCTGCTTGCGCCATTTGCTGCATCAGACCGCGGCGCTCCTCTCCGGTGGTACGCACCTGGATCGGCACACCCAGCTTGTCGGCAATGTAGTCGATGGCGGTGCCTGCCTTGATGGCCATTTGGCCCTCTGGCCCCATGCCTGCAGCAATCTGCATGAACTGCAGAATGTTGTTGATCTCGTCCATGTTCTGAGCCATGGCCAGCGGTGACACCGGGCTGACCTTGACCTCCAGCCCATTGACCTGGATTGGCAGCACAATCATGCCGTCCTGATCCATGACCTCCAGAATCTTGGTGACCAGGGGAATCATGGTTTCGTTGATGAGTCGTCCAAAGGCTGATCCCAGGTTCTGGGCCAGTTCCTTCATCCGCTCCACCACCTCGGTAGCAGACCTGGCAGACATATTGTCTGGGGGCAGACTCTCGTCCAGCAGGGTGCGCTTGATGGATGCCACCAGATCGTTGATCACAATCTGACTGACATTGAAGTCGCCAGCACGGGGCAGTGGCTTGAGTGCCTCGCCCTGGGGGCCGCCGTTCCTGGCCACCGGGATGATGGCGCCGGGAGTGATTTTCACATTGGCTGGGTTCAGCACACCGTCATCGGCCGCGGTGTACACGCCAGTGATGGCCAGGGACGCATTCTTGAGCAGCAGTTCCTTGACCTTGTTCAGCGTCTTGATGTCCGGCAGTGCGGTCAGCACCGGGCCGCGGCCATAGATCTCGCCGGCCACCTTCATGTACCTGCTGACCACCCATGGGCTGGACTTCAGCTTGCGGTAAACAATCTCTGACTTGGACTTCTCGTGAATAACATAGTAGCCATAGTCGCCCCGATCCAGGTTCAGCACCGTTGCCTCGATCAGATCCACCTCCTCGGTGGGCTTGTCGGAGATCAGTTTCTGCAGGTCTGGCGGGATGTTGGCATCCTTCCACTGCATCTGGATTGACTCGCCCTTGAGCCGCATCTTGCGGTACACATTGTCCACCTGGCCATTGGCGCCTTCCTCGAAGCTGACCAGGTACTGTGGCACCGGAATGAAGTTGATGGGGTTGACCGCATCACCCTTCTGCACCAGCATGACGGCCGTGCCTACAGACAGATCCAGCAGGAACTCACCCATGGCAATGTCAAAGTTGGACTGCTTTAGCAGCGCAAACATCTTGTCTGCGTACATATCCAGCATCATCTGAACCTGGCTACGCCGATCCATGGGGATGTCTGAGCCTGGTTCGAGGCGGCACCACTTGCGCTGGGGCGGGAATATGCCAGACTGCAGACGGTTGGCAAACCTCTGAGTGCTGTTGATGGCCGTTGAGTCAAAGACCCTGGTCATCTTGCGCTTGCCGCCCACCTTGCCCTCGTACTCGCCACCGTACAGATTGCGCTGGGGCAGGGCAAATTCCATCGCATCCTCATACAGGCTGCGGAAAT